ACAGCACTTGATAATATGGCATACATTGACAGGCTTTGTTCTAATGAGTGAGAAGTTTAGATTTAATGAAGATCAGATTCTAGCCCAAGCATTAACTTATCTTGAATCTACCTACGCTGGTCACTATGTTGGTGAGTTGGCAGGCCAAGAGCAGAACAATATTCAGACAATTGATGTATGGCAGACTCTTGGGTCTGTCGATACAACGTGTCGGGATACTGCTATTAAGTACTTAATGCGGTACGGTAAGAAGGAAGGACACAATAAGAAGGATTTGCTCAAGGCAATCCACTATATTGTTTTATTATGGTATTTTACACAGGATACATTTGAGGATGATTCACCTAGCATCACCAAACTCGAAATCGTCACTAAGTAAGTTTGACAACGATCAAGTACAGCCTAACGCCATTGACCTGAGAGTCGATAAGATATTTCAATCTTATAGCCAAGTCTTTGTTATTAGTGAAGAAGAAAAGTCTCATCGAGAAACTAAGGAGATAAAAACTACTGATGATTGGTGGAGACTTGAAGTGGGAAGTTACGAAATCATCATGCAAGGTATCGTAACACTAGCCGACGATGAAGCCGGGTGGGTCATCACTAGATCATCACTCAATCGCAACGGATGCTTTATTACATCCGGTTTATACGATTCTGGGTATAGTGGTGTCATGGCTGGTGTACTGCATGTCAATAACGGTCCTGTAAGAATTAAACGCGGTACCCGTGTAGGACAATTCTTATTATTTAAAGCTGAAGCGCTGAACCAGTATGATGGTGATTACGGTATCGGTAAGCAGCACGATCAAAAGTATGGAGAAAGTTAATGGAAGTTGAAGTTAGTATTGAAGAGCTGCGCAAGCGAAAGCTAATGGTATGTACTCCAATGTACGGAGGTATGTGTGCTGGTACTTACACTAAGTCGTCTACTGACCTTGCACAGGTAGCTGCAAAGTATGGAGTGGAGTTGATATTCTTTTATCTGTTTAACGAGTCGTTGATTACACGAGCTCGTAACTACTGCGTCGATACATTCATGCGGTCGGACTGCACGCACATGATCTTCTTGGACAGCGACATTGGATTTGATTATAATGATGTGCTTGCTATGCTTGCATTAATGAGTGACGATAGCGAATATGATATTATGTGCGCTCCTTATCCTAAGAAGACAATTGCTTGGGAGAAGATCAAGGATGCTGTCGATCGTGGATACGCTGACGATAATCCAAACGAACTTGACAACTTTGTTGGGGACTTTGTATTTAACCCTGCAGCAGGTGCTGGTACTTTCCAACTTAACGAACCTGTAGAGGTGCTAGAAGGTGGTACTGGTTTTATGATGGTACAGCGACGAGCTTTTGAGAAGTTTGACGAAGCATACCCACAACAAAAGTACCTACCTGACCATGTACGTACCAAAGACTTTGACGGTAGTCGCGAGATCACCGCATACTTCGATACTGTGATTGACGAAGAAAGCAAGCGCTACTTGTCTGAGGACTATATGTTCTGTCAGTGGGCACGTAAGGCGGGTATCAAGGTCTGGCTGTGCCCGTGGATGAAGACTAATCACATGGGTTCGTATTTCTTTGGAGGATCGTTAATCCACCTGGCTCAGATTGGAGCATCGGCTACTGTTGATGTCAATAAGGTTAATAAGGTTAAGCGATGAAACTAACACAACGTACTTTCCAAGTACTAAAGAACTTCTCTACCATCAACCCAACGTTGTGTGTATCAAAAGGCAATGTGATTCGCACTGTATCACAGAACAAGACCGTACTTGCGCAAGCTGTCGTACAAGAAGAGTTTCCACGAGAGTTTGCTATCTACGACCTCAGTGAATTTTTGGGTGTAGTGAGTCTGTTCGACGAACCGGACTTCAACTTTGACACCTACTACGTTTCAATAAGCGATGACAATAAAGCTAGCAGTCAGTACTTTTATGCTGACAAGTCAATGGTGACTATACCACCTGACAAAGCAGTGACATTACCGGACGAGCCAATTAAGTTTGTACTTGGTGACAAAGTACTTAAGCACCTACTGCAAGCTGCGTCTGTAATGGGTCTACCAGAGTTGAGTATTCAAGGCGATGGTGAAAATATCAAAGTACTTGCTACGAACACCAAGAACACTACAGCTCATCAGTTTTCATACGAGGTTGGTAAGACCAGCGAACAGTTTAAAATTGTGTTTAAAGTTGAAAACCTTAAGCTGATTGCAGGAGCATATGATGTTACAATCTCTACTAAGAGATTAGCACAATTTACATTAACAGACGGATCACTGACGTATTGGATTGCTATGGAAGGTTCGTCATACTTTGGAGGACAATAAAGTTGGCTAAGAAGGTCGGGAGTAACATCCTGGGAGTAAATATGAACCGTCATGGTAACCATAAGCGTACCAGTATCGGCCGAGGTAAAGTTAAGACAAGTTCAATGAACAAGTCTGCTAAACGTGGCTTCAAGAAGTATCGCGGCCAAGGTTAATTTTTTATTTTATTATGAGTGTATGTGATGTCAAAAGATTTCTTGTGGTGCGAACGATACCGCCCGAAAACTATCAGTGATACAATATTACCTGACGATCTTAAGCAAACGTTTCAACAGTTTGTAGATCAAGATAATATTCCTAACCTCCTACTGTCTGGAGGTCCTGGTGTAGGTAAGACTACTATTGCTCGTGCTATGTGCGAGCAACTTAACGTCGACTACATTGTAATCAATGGATCGATGAATGGCAACATTGATACTCTTCGCACAGAGATCAAAGACTTCGCATCGACCATCTCTTTCACAGGTAACCGTAAGTACGTCATCCTTGATGAGGCTGACTATTTGAACCCACAGTCTACTCAACCTGCTCTTCGTAACTTTATGGAGGAGTATAGTAAGAACTGTGGGTTCATTCTTACCTGCAATTTCAAGAACCGTATTATTGATCCACTACACTCTCGTTGTAGCGTAATTGAGTTCAAGATAAATGGCAAAGACAAAGCCCCTATGGCCAGCCAGCTGTTTAAGCGTGTCAAAGCGATTCTAAGCGACGAACACGTCAAGTATGATCAGAAGGCCGTAGCTGAGCTTATCACCTTATACTTCCCGGATTTCAGGCGTATAATCAACGAACTGCAAAGGTACAGTGTTACCGGTAGTATTGATAGTGGTATCCTTGCTAACCACAGTAGTAACATACAAGACCTGGTTGGAATCCTAAAGAGTAAGAAGTTTGTCGATATGCGTAAATGGGTTGCAGATCATAAGGATATGGATACTGCTCAGTTGTATCGGCAGCTGTATGATAATGCTTCACAATATGTCAAACCTCAAAGCATTCCACAGCTCGTAGTCACTTTAGCTGACTATCAATACAAAGCTGCGTTTGTAGCTGATCACGAGATCAACAACGTAGCATGTATGACTGAACTTATGATGGAAGTAGAGTGGATATAGACGAGAGAGAAGTAAGCGTATGGCCGTTACGAGCCCGTCATGAGAACGAGCAAAACAGCTTTACGTTCATCGATGACTTCTTTTCGGCCGAAGACTGTGAGATGATACAGCAATTAGTCGAAGCTGATCACGAGCTGGAAGCCGCTGTGACTCGTAATCAAAAAATCTCACCCGATATAAGAGTATCGCAGGTTGCGTGGATATCAATGCAGGATCCACACTCAAAGCTGTATGAAAAGATTACAGGCAGCGTGATAGCTGCAAATCAACGGTTCTGGCACTTTAACTTATCAGGTATAGAGACTATACAATATACTGTATACGATAGTAGCATCTCAACCAAATCAAGATATGACTGGCATCAAGATGATGGATTTAGTACGACGTGGAATAATAGTATTCGCAAACTGTCATTTGTATGTCTTCTTACCGACCCCGATGAATTTGAGGGAGGGGATCTTGAAATCATGGTAGCTGATCGTGCTGAAGCGCTACCTCAAGCGCAAGGAAAGATGCTCTTTTTTCCGTCTCCAACGTTGCACCGAGTAACTCCTGTAACTTCTGGAATCCGTAAGACATTGGTAGGGTGGGTGAGAGGTCCTTGTTGGAAATGAACCCGTTTGACTATATTAACGCCATCAACGATACCAAGCAGGATATTATTACTGATAGTGATAATCCAGAGCTTGCTGAAAAGCTGTATCCGTCCTTCTTAGTTAACCGAGGCTTATCGTTCTTTATAGATACGGTGTATCTCGCTAACGAAATGAACCGTTACCACCAGCTAGAAAACAAAATGCAGTTTGACTTTCTTATAAATATCGTAAGAAAGAAGAAGCGTTATAGCAAGTGGTTTAAACCTCAACCAGATGAAGATGTCGAAGCTGTCATGGAATATTATGGATACAGCCTGGACAAAGCACGTCAGGTTGTAGGATTACTTACCCAAGACCAAATAACACAAATAAAAAAGAGTCATTATAAGGGTGGTTTGAATGACGGTAACAATAGATCAAATGGTTGAAGTGACACTACAGGATCAAGACGACTTTTTGAAGGTAAGGGAAACTCTTACCCGTATTGGCATTGCCTCACGTAAAGATAAAACTCTCTTCCAATCTTGCCACATACTCCATAAGCAAGGCAAGTATTACATCGTACATTTTAAAGAGCTGTTTGGATTAGATGGCAAGCCGGCTAACTTCGATTCAGGAGACCTTGCACGTCGCAACACAATTGCAAATTTGTTAGCTGACTGGGGTCTTATTAGTTTAGTTGAACCAAACAAATCAAGTGAGCCAGTAGCTCCAATGTCACAGATTAAGATTATTCCTCACAAGGATAAAGATGAATGGACACTACAAGCGAAGTACACGATCGGAAGAAAGAAGTAGTGATCAATGAGTGGTTGAGTGAAACCACAGACACGGTCATGAAGTATGTTGTGATTGAAAAGGTTGATGGTAGACCTTACCGTAGTCAGCTATGTGCTACTATTGATGAGGCTACTAAAGTTCAACAGCAGTGGCAGGGTCTATATTAGTGACAAGCGAACAGCATGCTGAAAAATTCTTAGAGATGTTTCCAGATTGCCCAAATCCAAAACATCATCCTAAGATGTTTAATTACTATATAAATATGTACATATATTATTCCTTGAAAGGAGGACGTGGTAATGTTTAAGTTGTTAGGTTCTGTGAGTGTGATGTTTTTCCTCACAATTAGTATGGGTTGCGCTAATAATTCCGGCAAGGAATATTACGCAGCTGTAAACGCAGCTGCCGAAGCTCAAGCTAAGGCATCTGAAGCTCGCTACAGAGCACTCGCGACTGTAGCTCAAGGTGGTGATGGTCAGGCAGCCTCTGCTGCTGTAATGGCCATTGCTCTAACTCAAGATAAGACAATCGCACCTCAGTACGTAGAATCAAATGCTCTTAAATGGGCTCAGGTTCTTACGCCTACTATTGGTACGTTGGGTATTGGTCTTGTACAAGCTGGTGTAGCTAAGAACGCAAGCGATAATGCTGCTCAAGTTCAGATGGCAAGTATGGCTAGCAATCAAGCTATTCAACTTGGTCAACAGGACATGATTAGCAATCTCGGTGGCCAGTGGGCTGCTGGTGCGGCCGCCTCCGGTCAGCAGCTAGTTGATCTTGGTGTTGCTGGTTTTGGTGCTCTTAACACAGCAGGTGATCAAACAGTTGCTCTTGGTACAGCAGGTCTGACTTCTGCTACCACTATTGCCACAGCAGGGTTTACGTCTAACGAGAACATTGCTACCGCAGGCATTCAAGGTGTAGTAGATACTGCCACTATCGGTATGGACAACCTTAACGAGATGGGTCAGTTTGGTATGACTACTGTCGGTACTGTAGGGCTCGCTGGTATGGAGAACCTAACCACGCTTGGTACTACTGGTATGGAAAACATGCTTAACCTGTCGCTTGACTACAACGATCTTGTTGATAGCATGAACACGACTAATGCTGATACATTAGTTACAGTGCTGGGTGATGCTAACAATACCTTAGTCACTACGTTAGGTGATGCGAACGACACTAACCTTGCTGGTCAGACAAACTTTACTCAGATCATTGCAGACATGCAGGCTACTATTGATGCAATGTCAGCGCAGTTAAATGATCCTATCACCTGTGCTGATGATGGTACTGGAACGATAGTTTGTGACTAATGAAAAAGGGTAGCCGACTGCTGCCGTTGTTATTAGCAGTCGGCTCCACCTCTTCTTTTGCAGACGAAATAAAAGATTTATCGATATGGCAGATAAACTGCAATAATA